CCCTTCCGTATCGCCACTTTTTTTTAAGTTATTCCCAATTCTACAGAGCAATCACTTCGCCCCTCACATAATCGTGAGCCTCGCCTTTCTTCTCAAGCCCTGTTTTTATGGAGTGGCACTCGTGACAAAGAGACTGAAATCGGTTGCCCATCCATTTGTCCCTGTCTTGCTTGTGCGGGATGATGTGGTCAACGTGATGGGCTGGTGCAATCTTTCCTAGACTTTGACATCGAGCGCAGATCGGGTGCTTAGACAGTTGAATCTGTCTGAATTGCTTCCACTGCTTTGTGTTGTACAGCTTGTTAAATGATCGTCTGGTTTCCGTGAGTGAGCCGCCGTGTTCAGTGCAAAAGGTCGAGCCGTTTACCTTTGGATTCTTGCAGCCGAGTTCTCGACATGTTGTTTGCTTCGGGGTTCTCGGCATTACTTCAGAAATCTAAGTTTGTAAAGCGTTGACTGCATGAGCGCAACGATCTCGTCAATACTGTTCTGTATGGCTGAGTCATCACCCATCGAGCTTCGGTAAACCCTAACGTATTCCAGCATGTACTCTAGCTCGGCTATGGCTGTTTGTTCTGGTGCTCGATACTCGACAGGGTAGTTGATGATCTTAGCCTCTAGTCCCTGATATTGCTCGACAACTGTGTCTACTAAATCACCGAGATCATCGTAGAAATGTCCTAGAGCCTTGTGCTCTGCATACGACTTAGACTGTAGGTGCAGGATATGTGCGTTCGTGACACCGTGGAGCAAGCACATAATGAATTCACCCGGACTTTTAGCCGGACGTTCAGCTCGCAAGGCTTCCAGAAAGTGCTTTTTCATGTCGAAACCTAAAAAAACGCCCTCATTGCGAGGGCTAAGTCACCAAAGGGGAGGAGTTCCAAATTCATTGTAATTCGCTCAATGTTTGGAATCAAGGTCCTTTTTGAACGCTTCTATAGACTTGAGTAGCTCTTTACTTTTCTCTTCCAGTTCAGCCGACATTTCTTCTAACTCTTCTAATTGAAGCTCAATTTTGTCCCAATCCGTAAGATCCTGAGTCAGACTGTTCAAATACGCTTGTCTTGCTGCTTTCTTGAGATCCATTGTTTATCCTTTGTATTTCGCGGTTGATGTACCAGATTGCTTTCTTTAGATCCTCGACTTGCTTTCCTTTTAGGTCTGCTCTCCAGATGTACTTCACTGCATTCCCTAAATTAAATCCCATGTGCTCGGTAATCTGAATGCACTCAACACCAGACGGATGCTTTGTGTAGTGTTTGGGGTGATTAACGTTGTCGCTCATAACATTGCCTTTATGTGATCGGGCACTTTGGGAAGCGGAGCCCATGCTACTGCCCAATCTGACCAGTGACCGATGACACACACTCCACCGGGGTTAAGTAAAAGCATCTTAGATCCGAGCGGTGGTGTCTTGTCTTTAGGCGTCATCCACACGGTATGCCCTGCTGTGTAGTCTTTCATTTTTTGAAGTAGTACCACGCCCACGCCCCGTGCCTACCTTCTGTCCATTTGTACCGAGTTTCCCTATCGACAAGGCCTTTTGCCATCAGCGCTTTTAGGTGCTTCCTTGCACCTTCAGTGGTGCAGCCGAAGTGCTTTGATAGCTCGATGAGCGAGTAAGGCTGAGTTAAATGTGCAAGATAAATCTTCTCGGTTTTGGTTAGCGGTTTGTGTTTACGGAGAATCTGTTTGACTAACCATTTGACTTGCTTTGTGTGATGAACAAGTCCGAGGTTGTGCGCCATTCTTTGGATTTCAGCGCCGTTCATTGCTCACCTTTTGCTCTGATGGCGTTATCCACCGTTCTTTCCCTCCGGCTCGTGTGTACATGCGTTTTCGTAGTCAATAACGTCCTGCAAACGATAGCGAATCAATCCACCCAATTTCATGTACCGAACCCCTTTTTTGAAAGACCGGTCACGTTCCAGTGTTGCCTCGCTGATCTTCCATCGGAGCGCAAGCTCACCCTGCGTCATGAACTGTTCTGGCGCGGTCTGCACTGGATACGAAAAAGGCGCTGCCGTTGTGCAGGTGCACCCAGGCAGGATGCTGTGATGTAGGCCTATCTGAAGGCCGCATTTTGGGCATTGGCTCATACTTCAACCCTTGCTCGTATGGCGGCTGCGATATTGCCGCACCTGAATTTTGCGTGACCGTATGGTTCGTCCTGCGCCTGCTCGTCTGCCACCTTCGCACACGCCTCTCTTTCATGTGCTGCGACAAGTGCGGCGAAGTGCTCTAAATCCTTATGAGTAAAAGCATAAAGACCGTATGGTGTTTTCGTCATCATCAGGAGGGTTTCCCACGGCTTGCGTATACCTTCTTGTATAGCAAGTTCATCAAGTCCGATGTGGTTAGTCATGTGTTCTTTTCCTTTAATTTAGCTTCGACATAGTTAGCAAACGCTTTGCACCAGCCTTCCGGGTCATCGTTCCAATCCTGATTGGCATCGTATTCAGCGTGGCAAAAAGCATCGTGAATGTCATCACTGGTAAGCCCGACCCATTCTTTTGAGTAGGAAAGAGCTGCGCCAACTGGAAGCGCGACAGCGGGATCAGTCGGTTGTATGACGCAATGCCCGTCTCGAAATCCGGTTATGTACGCTTTTACCTCGGCCATAAATATGTCGCTGCCTGAAATGCGCCAGCGTCCACTAATGTTTCTTCGTTGATCTCACGGCCACCGGGAAGCACATAGACGTTCTGCTTGATGTAGTGAGGCACTATGGTGATCTTTTCAAAGAGATATACCTTGACCCAATCACGCTCTTGTTTCGGTTCTTGTTTTTTCATGTTGAATTCCAAAAGGGTTATTCCATAGGAAAGGTTTGGTTCTGTTTTGCAACTTAATCTCAACTGCGTTGTAGCCGTATGCCCGACCGATCTTCTTAGCAACCGATGACTGATGCGACAGCAGCCTTCTTGTGATCTTGCCCTCGGCTAGTAAAGGCATTAGCGCGTTTTGAATCAACTTCGGGCTTATCTTCATTTTCTCAGCCAGCTCTTTCACTGTCACCGGGCTGATTCTCTTTTGCATATATTTAAGGCAGGCCAATCCACGATCAATCTTTGCCTGCTTTTGAAGTCTTGTAAGACTCATTTATCCGCTCTCCTTTGCGCTGCTTCGTTTGTGTATTTCGTGCCGTAGCGCCTTCTCAGTTTCTCGATGTTGTGCTCAAGGATTCTGTTTCTGTTGAGACCGAGCTTTTGTCTAATGCCCTCAAGATAAAACTCGATGTCGCCCAATTCCTCAATCACGTTGTCGATGTCTAAGGGTTTCTGATAAATCGCCCATTTTTTGATCGCGTCTAAAAGCTCCCCAGACTCCCCGGAAACTCCAATCGACATGTGCAGCACAAACGCTTGATCCGGGCTGAGATCGTCAAGGATGTCGCATCCGGGTTTAGCAAGTGCGGTGACTAATTCTGGGTGGTTCAAAATGGTGACTCCTCGATGGTTTTCAAAATGTCGCGCTTAGTGACTTTCTTTTTCTTAACCCATTTGCTCTTAACTAACGTCTGCTGAAACGGCCAGTTAGGGTGTTTTGCTAGCTCTTTCGTTGGTTCATTCATATCGCCTCCGTAAAATTACATTGTCGTAAGCCTGCTTTTTCCCGCAAAGCGTTTACCGATAGGAGGCTGATTTGGGCTGATATTCGGTAGGCAATCCTCCGACTTCCTGAACGTACTGCTGGCTCTGTCTGTCGAACCATAGCTTTGCAACACCCTCCCATTCACCGTTCCGCTGTTTCTCAAAAGACAGGAAGGCATCAGGAATGGAATGGTCAACTACACCATTGGCCTCAAAATCGCGCTCCTTCGATTTATTTCTGTGCATGAGGATTACGTTGTCCACTTGATCTGCAACGCTCCCAGACCCCTTCAAATCGTTTTTAGAGGGTGTTCTGTTGTCATCCGACTGTTTCCTGATATGGTGGACCAAATGAATGTGAATATTCTGATCTCTCGCAAGACCGCACAGCTCGTCTGTAAAATTTTTCTGTGCGTTGTAATCATCCTCGCCACGAACGCACTTCATTAAGGAATCAATGAAGTAGTGCTGGCAACCGAGCATCGTCTTGCAGTAAACACCGACCCCTAAAACTTGAGGCGGGCTTACGGTTCCCTGTACATCGTAGAACCAGAGTCGGTCTTTAACCCATTCCTTAAACTTCTCGTGGGCTTGTAAGGTAGGGAATGACATCCGCGACCACTGCCTGACCATCCGCTTAAGTGTCCTGACCGGCTTCATCTCAAACGAAGCGATCACCACCTTTTGATTCTGGTGAATCAGGTGAAGAGCGATCTGCCCTGCAAGAAGGGACTTCCCTGAGCCGTTTTGGCCTGCAAGAACCGTGACCTCACCGAATCTGTAGGTGAACTTGTCCGCGAGCTTCTCAAATGGCATGACAATGTTTGGCTCTTCAGACGGGTTCCTCATCTCCTCTATGAGATCGTCCATACAGTCGGCAGCGGGTCTTACTTTCACAGATGCTTCCATCTGCTCGTACCACGCCTTGTAATCGAGGTTTTCTAGGATCATGCTTTGTTCCTAATAATCATCGACCACAAAAATCCACCAAAAACCTTTGCGACAAACTGTAGCAAGACAATGTGCGGCATCAGCACACCAAAAGCTAAAGTCGGAAAGATGATGGAATCAATCGCAGCACCAGCTACATTCGATCCGTTCGCTCGCCTTACCCACGATCCTTTTAGCTTTGCAAAAACAAACCAATCAACGATCGCCGCCGCTGTAAAAGCAACCGCAGATGCGATGGCAATCTTTCCTGACGCAGGATTTAGCAAATAAGTTAAGAGACCTGTAAAGACGATAAGGACACCCATCTCCCAAAGTTTTATCCGTACATGCAACCAATCCCTAAGCACAAGATCAAGTCCTATAAACAGAAACGCATTAAGCGGACTGATTGCAGGGCCAAATGCCGCCACGCTTAAGTTTGCTGCGGTCATTGCAAATGCGTAAACACCGATAGCTAAAAACATAAATGCTCCTGTACAGGTCTTAACGACCATTGTGTTGTTGGGTTTTCAGAGTCAATGCGCTTTGCGATGCAATACGCACACTCCTTCATTGATTTGTGATTGACCGCAAGATTTGTTGAATCTGCGCTTGATAAAGGCCAGCGCTCAAGACCTTGACCCAACATTCGCATACCGTGAGTCCACGGCAATCTGCCAAACACTTTAGACAAATGATTAAACGTCTCATCCATCCTAGACTGCCATTTCTGTGAACCGACATTCCAGTATTCGCCAGACGAACCTAAGCAAACCTTGCCCCAGTTATCAACAAGCTCACAAAGGTAATCAAGCGACAAACCTAAGTGCCAAACCGGAACGCCGAGTGATTTGGGGTAAGGCCAGCTTTTAACTAGTTGTCTCTGTTCTTCCTCTGTGCCATCAATAACATCAGGAACAACACCCCAGTGCGGATGACCCAAAATTGGATCGAGCCAGTCATAAAAGCCTTTAGGATCAAACGGTATGCCTCGTGTCTTTGCAGAGAAAGCACCGTTATCCAACATGAGTGATTGACCGATTTTTAGACACACTTTTAAGTCTCTCGGTTCCGCATAGCTAATACAGAAGTTCTCACCAGCAAGCGTTTCTAGCACTGCTCGCGGCGTAATTGGTGTGCCGTGATAGTGCATCATGCGTCGACCTCCGAATCCCAATACAGACCGGGCGCGTAGTTAGCGATAACCCGCGCGGGCGCACATATTTTCAGAGCTTGCAAGATAAGGTGAACGTGGTCAGGATCTCCTCCAGTGAGATGCACTTGTAGTCCTCTGGCCCACCTAAAGTCTCGGTCTTTAGCATCGACTACAACAACCGGATACTCCGGGTCATCGTCTGGCTTTCCAACAAAGTCGATAAAAACAGCTTTGGGTGGTTTGTTTGCAAGCTGAAGGCTGTTTACGAAGTCGTGGCCTTTCATAGACTTGCCCTATCGCCGTAAGCTGATGCTGTTGGTTGAGCGGTTTGTTTTGTGTAACTTGTCTTTTGGTTCATCACCCAATTTTCAAACGTCAGATTCCAATCTAATTTAGTTGCGTCTCTCGTTTTAGCTACCCAATAATTCTTAAACATACGAACCGTGTCGTTTAGATTTAGATCAGGTCTTTTTGTTTTCGCAAACTGAATGAGCCTTTCGTCTGGTTGCCAATCTTCGCTAAGTCTTGTGCCTCGCTTCTTTTCTTTACTTGCAGGCTTTTCTTGTTGCGCTTCTATATGGTTATTGGTTATTGGTTGTTGGTTATTGGTTGGTTGAACGGTCGTTGAACGGTCGTTGGACTCTTGTTTAACGTCCGATAGTGTCTTGTTTAGCGCACGTTTAGCAGCCGATGCTTTGCCTGCCTTAGAAGCAAATTCAAGTTGCTGGCGATAATGCTCTATTTCTTTGTCGCATCGTTTGTGATGCCATCCCTGAGTGCTAGAGATAAAAAACAGATCAAGAAGCCCTTTAATAAGATCTTCTTTGCCCCTTGCGTTTACACGCATTGAAAGCTCAGTAAGAGAGTTCGGAATGGGCTCTTCGGTGTCGTAGTAGATCCAGATCATCTTCATGTAGATGCCAACTTCTTCGTTGGTCAAAAATGAAGTGTCTTTAATGAAGTCACCAATATGGTGCTGGTAGTAGTGCATAGCAAACCCCATCAAGGTAGTCATCACTGAAGGTGCATTTGGCAGGAGGGTGATGAGGCCTCTCTTCGGGAGCTACCCTAGCCAATGCGATAAAACAGCCTTGAGTCTAAATCAGAATTCGAACACCTTGCAAGTCCACCCGGCTTTTAACTTGCCCCATCCGTGAACCTCGATCTTCCATCCTGCTTTAAGGATCGCTGGCAGATGCTCCGATTCCTCGATCTTCCTGATCCTTGCGTTCACATTCCCTCTGGAGGTTGTCTGCACCAGCAACGTCTCAGTGTCCCTGATAGCTAAGATGTCGCCGATCCCGAAGAGATCTTGCCTGATGCGAGCGTGTGGGTTCCACTTCTCGACGATCTGACAAAGATAGCCGTCTTGCCTGAGTTTCTCTAGGCTGCGTGATGTTGGTGACTTACCGCTCATCGTGTAGAACCTGCCTTTCGTCTGCTGGTATTAGATTTGTCTTGCAAGCCTTTGTGGTTTCGCTAAGATTACTCCACCAACTAACGGAGAGCGATATGAAAGCAAATAAATTTTTGTTCCGCTGGGCAGATTCTTCAAAACTAACTGCCGACAAAGCAATGACGCGCATTAGATTAGCCTGCGACCTACGGGCTTTTCGCAAAGACCCAAACGTAACCATCAAGCGTTACAAAAGCGTCAACCAAACCGTTTTTCACGTCCAAAACAGTGCTGCAAATGTTTCGGCTTACTTTGTGATGAGATAACAACCGGAGCTTAGGCTTCTTTTGCTATGAACGAAGATTATTATTTTGACAGGATGCTATATGAACACGATAGGCAAAGAGAAGAAGATCAGCTCATTGATAGATTGGTTAGTGGCGATAGTGTTTGGGATTTTGTTTGGGACGATGATGTTCCTTTTCATAAGATAGAACGTTTTTACAGGATAAAACGATATGCAGAAAGTTTACGAAAGCATCAGCAAGGTGATGAGTGCGATCTCCAAAGCAGGGATTGCCAAACAGAGAACTAACGAAGCGCAGAGATACCAGTTTCGCGGTATTGACGATGTTTACAATGCAATGGCTCCCATCCTTGCGGAGCATAAACTGTGCATCCTCCCTCGCGTTACAGACCGTCAGGTTGTCGAGCGTGTCAACAAGTCTGGCACTGCTTTGTTCTATGTCACGGTCTCGATGGAGTTCGCTCTTGTATCCGGCGAAGATGGCTCTAGTCACGTTATATCGACCATTGGCGAGGCTATGGACTCCGGTGATAAGGCAACCAATAAAGCAATGTCAGCGGCTTATAAGTACGCTCTCATGCAGGCCTTTTGCATCCCAACAGAGGGTGATAACGACAGTGAGAATCAGACCCACGAAGTTAAGGTCGACACCATTGAAAGCGATCTACAAGCAATTGCTGTGGCTAGCAAAGAAACACTAAAAGCAAAGTTTTCCGAGGCTGTAGCAAATCACAAAGAGTCAGCGGAAAAACTCAAGCGAATCGAAGCGGCTAAAGACAAACGTAAGAAGGAGCTAGGCCTGTGAGACCTGTTTACGAAACTGAGTTAGATAGAAAAAAAGAACTAGCCGTAGCGCAAACCTTTGCTGATCGCTTTAACTACGACATTTACCGGCTTCCAAAATTCTACGAAATAGACTTTGCTGCCTATCAAAACGGCCAGCTTGTTAGGTGGGTAGAAGTAAAAATAAGAAACTGTAAGTCGACCGACTACAACACTTATATGTTGGATTTTGGAAAGTTACGATCTGCCATCAGCATCCAAAACGCGTCGCAAAGATCGGTTGTTCTTGTTGTCCAGTGGACTGACACAATGAAGTATTGGACGTTTCGTGTTGGCTATCCAATCCTCCCCGGAGGTCGTACAGATAGAGGAGATCCCGATGATGTTGTTCCTTGTGTTCATATTCCTATTCATCAATTTGTAGACGTATGAAAGATCCTCATAAGGCCGTCGACTACATCCTGAAACACGCTCGGCAATTCGCCGATGCTAAAGCTCAACGTGTTTATCTGGAGGAGTTCAGGAAGTCTAAGAAAGCCATCTTGATGAAGGGAAGTCTTGAGAACGCCTTAGGTGCTCAGGAAAGAGACGCTTATGCTCACCCGGAGTATCTGGAGCTTTTAAAAGCATTAGAGGCTGCTGTGCAGATCGAAGAAAAGTTACGGTGGGATCTAATCGCAGCACAGGCAAGGATCGAGATCTGGAGATCTGAGCAGGCAAACATGCGAGCCGACATCAGGAACACGCAATGAACTGGCGATCTAAGAAACTCTTAGAGGCTTGCAGAGAACTTCCCTGTGGGCTCTGTGGTGTCGAAGATGGAACAGTAGTAGCAGCTCACTCCAATCAACAGCGGGATGGAAAAGGAACAGGGATTAAGGCTCATGACTTTCGTGTTGCCGCTCTTTGTTTCCAATGTCATTTTTCTGTAGATCAAGGAGGCGCAAGCAAAGACGAAAAAAGAGAGGCGTGGGAAGCCGCGCATCGTAAGACGATTGGTTGGTTATTTGAAAAAGGAATCTTAGATGTCATCAGTAAATAAAGTAATCCTCATTGGCAACGTAGGCAAAGATCCTGAGTGCCGTTACACGGAAGCGGGAACGGCTCTAGCTAATCTCACCCTTGCGACAACTAATCGCTGGAAAAACAAACAGGGCGAGCCGCAAGAAGAAACCGAGTGGCATCGTGTTGTTGCCTATGGGAAGTTGGCCGAGATCATCGAGAAGTACGTCCAAAAAGGAAAGCCTCTATACATAGAAGGAAGGCTTCAGACTAGGAAGTGGACAGACAAACAAGGTGTCGACCGGTACACCACTGAAATCATCGCTGAGAACCTTCAGATGCTCGGACAAAAAGGTCGAAAAGACGATGACGAGATTGCATTCTGATGGAACAAGGAACCGAAGAGTGGAGGCTTGCGCGGTTGGGGAAGGTGACAGCTTCCCGTGTCTCTGATGCGCGAGCCAAAAAAGGTACGGCTACACGAGCGAATTACATTGCAGACATCCTTGCTGAAAGACTCACAGGAACGGTGGCCGAGACATTCACAAACTCTTATATGGAGTGGGGAACTCTAAATGAGCCACTTGCAAGAGCTGCTTATCAAATAAAGACCGGACGTTGGGTAGAACAGATTGCCATTGTCGATCACCCGGCAATCCCTTACTTTGCTGCAAGCCCTGATGGTCTAGTCGAGGATGGGCTTATCGAGATTAAATGCCCTAAGACCTCAACACACATAAGCTATCTAACCGCGGGCGGAGTGCCGACAACCTACAAGAATCAGATGCTCGCTCAGATGGCTTGTACGGGTCGTAGATGGGTTGATTTCGTTTCCTTTGATCCTAGACTGCCCGAAAGACTACAGCTCTTTGTGGTGCGTTTTGAGCCGTCTGAAGAGGATATAAAGAATCTAGAAACGGACGTTGTTAATTTTCTGAACGAAGTGGATAATTTAATGGAGCGACTATGAACTGGAAAGAATTGATTGAAAGCCAACGATCCCCACGAACCTTCAGACCTGTTGAGGAGATCTGGCGAGAACACGGCTGGAGACCACCCTCCACAGAGTGCCCAGACACCATTGAAAAGCACCGAGCTTTTAGAGCGTGGTCAATGGCTGGAGATCATCAAAGCGGTGAAGTCCAGTGATCGATCGGAGATTACGCAGGCTTATGAAGCTGCTATGCCGTATGTCGTACAAGATTGGGCTAACTGGCTTTTATCGAAGCCTCGTGCGGCTCGGTTACCGCTGATAGAAAAGATCGCAAAACATCACGGGGACGAAGTTGGGGAAATGGTAAAGAGGAAACTTACCGAGCTACACCTTTCACGCGTTCAAAACTCCTCATGCCAGCAATCCCCAACATCCCGCTCAAAATAACCCAGAGAGCATCAGTGTCCAACATAGGAGGAGGCTTTACCTCCTTTGGAACATATCCCTCAGCCTGCAACCAGACCCACGCCCAGACGAGAATGGGGTAGAGAAGGAACTGGTAGAACATAGCACCAGCACCAACCCAACCTATAGCGGGTCGCCATCCGGCTACAAAGAGATTCTGATTCGCAGCCTCGACCTTGTTGACTTCCATCTGTCCGAGGTCAATAGCCTGATCTATTCTTTTAGCCTCTAACTCTAGCTCCATCCGTTCTTTATCGGATGTGTGGAGATCTCCGATAACCTTACCGACGGACTCAACGACAGAGGATATGCCGAGGATGTTCACAGCTTCAGTGCTCGGTTGAGCCAGCCTAAAAGAAACTTAATCTGGCTTCGGTCTCTCATGACAATGTCCCGATAACGAGCGATCTTCGCAAGGGCATAGGAAGCCACAAAAAGCTCTTCGTTCATCTGGTTGAGTGCTTGTATGGTCTTAGACCCGATAACGCCGTCTGGGGCCGTTTTAACGCATATCTGGGCAAGTTTAGAAGCTACAGAAACACCAGCATTAACAGCGAAGTTAAAGATAGAGGAAGCGATGACAGGATTGAGTTGGTCGCCCTGTACGCGATCCCAAAACTCAGACTTGTAGAAGTCCCTGACCATCTGAGTAGGCGGGGTTTCGTCTCTGTCGATAAAGCCCCATCCCGGCCAGTGCGGGTTCTTGTTTCTCGCAATGCCCGCGTAGGTTAATCCGCCGGTGTCGCCCTCAATCTTATGCAGGACGTATCCACCTTCGTCCTCGATCATCTTATTGAAGGCTGCTTCAAAACTCATTTATCAACTTTGGCATCGAGCTTGTCGAAGATCCTGCTTAACATGATCTTGATCTCGGTAATGTCTTGCTGATAATCAGACTTTAATACATAAGTATGGGGTAGACCCTTCTCTAACTCACCTAGATCCTTTTGCAGATCTTTCTGGGCTTCCCAGAGAACACGGAAGAACCAACCGGCTACGGCACATAAAACACCGAAGAGACCGTTAATCAGATTTTGACTTTCCATAGTAGTCGAGATTCCTAATCAGCCGTTCATCATTAGGAGACAGTTTGACTGCCTCCGCTCCGTGTCTTATCGCTTCGTCTCTCAGACCTAAATTGTAAGCAGAAATAGCCGCTAAGTCATGAGGCTTAGATCCCCACACTTCGGGGTCACAAGTGTAAACAAGCTCCTTGCTCTTAATCTCTAAAGCCATTGTCGCTGCATGATGGCATTCTTTCCACATTGACTTCCTGTAATACGACATTGCCGCATCAACCCACGGCTCTCTGGTTCCCGGAGCCTCAGCGATAGCCATACGAAACCACTTTAGAGCCTCCCAGTGATTGCCCTTCTCATCGTGAGCCTTCCCTAGAAGCCTCATCGCATAACACCGCTCGTTAGGCCAATCAGCGCGAGGATTCTTTAAGTAAGCATGCAGAGCCTCTATTGATTCATCCCAGAGGTTATAGAAGGTCAGCTCACGAGCAAAGTAGAAAGCATTTCTAGGACAGCTCGGATCTTCTTTCACGGCCATTCTTAGAAGGTCGAGATACTGCCCTCGTGACTTAGTGGGATCGGGATGGTGAGACACGAGAAGCATGTCTGTTTGGGCATAGACTTCTTTGATGCGAAGGTCGGGGCGAGGGTATTCATGAATACTATGGTGGAACCTATAGCCCTTCTTTGCGAAGATCTTTTCGTAGTAAAAGCAAATGCCTTGACCCCAGTCGAATTTATATCTAAGTCTTGTAGTCTCTGGGGTCCAGACCCTTTCTATTTCCTCACGCCAGCCCGGCTCAAGAACCTCATCAAGATCAAGAGAGACGATTACGTCAACGTCGGCAGGCACTAAAGCTAGAGCAGCATTTCTTGCTAGGTCAAAACGCCACGGGATGATTGAGATGTCGTAAACAGTAATACCGCACTCTCTAGCAAGATCAGCGGTTCCATCTGTTGAGCCTGTGTCAGCAAGAATAATTAAGTCGGCATCTTTGGCCGACTCGTAAAAACGCTTTACAAACTGAGCTTCGTTTTTTGAGATTGCGTTAACGCATATTTTCATCTTGTTTTCTCCATTCGCCAAAGTATCTTACTTCAGCATCTTTTCTTGCTTTAACAGCATCTTCAATACATGCGTGCCGCCCAAAAGAAATTGACCTTCGATTGACTTTAATAAAAACCCGCCATTTATTTGTTAACTTACAGTATGACACGCCCGTGTAACCGCTAGTATTGTTGATAGGCTTTTTTGAGTTCCTAGCATTCTGCATATCGCTAGCTTCTCTGAGATTGAAAATGCGATTGTCAGTCTTGATACCGTTAATGTGATCTAGATGAATCTCTGGATGCCTGCCGTAATGTAAAGCCCACGCTATCCTATGTGCATAGTATCGCTTGCCGTCAATAAGAATGCCTACATAGCCAGCTTTAACGATTGTACCGGCAGGCTTTTTCTTGATCTTTCCTCGGCCTTGTGAGATCCAATAAACATTTCCCGTGTCTGGATCGTAACGAAACAGTTGTTGCAGTGTTTCTATTGGTAGAATCTTTGCAGCCATAACGAATGTCCTCGTTGTTGGTTAGAAGGCCCGTATGTGTTGGTAGCACTGCGGGCTTTCGTCATTGTAAATTATTTGTATTGCATTTGTTTATAAGAATGGATTAAAGGTCGAAACCGTTACTCCGTTATTTGTAAGTGTATTCGGTGAAGGTGCATTGTCTATGATTGTTGATGACTGACAAGTTAAAAGTCTCGTGTTTGCATCCGGCTGCAAGGGATTTCCCGGCACTGTAACCGAAGAAACTCCCACACCAATTCTAAGTCTAAGGTTACTTATATAAGCGTCAGCAGGAGTGGTTAGAGTCGATCTGCGAGCACCTATGTTGGTTGTCAATGTTGAAGGTGCTGAGAAGTCGTTGCTGATTGTTCCGGTATTCGCCGCGGCTCCATTGATAAACCATTGAGAATCACTAGAAGCAGTCGACCTTCTTGTTAAGACAACGTAATTCCAACCAGCAGATACAGCCGTTGTGCTTACAAAAAGAGAAAGAGTGCCACCAGTTGAATACTTAACTAAATTACAGAAACCGGAGGAATCTATAGTTACCTCAAACCCTGTGCTTGAGCTAGCAGAGAAACCAGTGCTGTAGATCGACTGATAAGTGAAGGTGTTGAGGTAAACGAAAAACTCTAAGGTGAATGCCGAGGTTCCCGGAGCCAGATTTGCACTCGCAGGCATACTGATGTAATCCGTCTGCGCTTTTACAAACAGATTACTGTAGTAAACCGGAAGCCCTCTAGGAGCGAATCCGGTTTTTGATGAAGCACCAATCGAAGAAATAATCGGCATCAGGCAAACCTTGATTGGCTCGCAAGCACCGTGAATGTTGCATTCGCTGTTTTAATCACGGTGTATGTATAAACATCAATACCGTTTGCATTGCCAGCAGAAGGAGCGGCTCCACCAAACCAATCGACTGTGGCCGCAGCGCCATCAACCGTCACTGATGAGTTGTAGTAAGCAGGAGATCCTTGAGTCGACAAGAAAGCAAGCGTAATGCTTTGTCCTGTAGCCATCAGGGAGTTTAATGTCGTTGTTGAGTTTCCCCGGATATTTACTGTAAAGTTTCCAGAAGCCGCGGTGGTGTAATACAAGACTGACTGAGTGGCTAATTCAAAATTGATCGTGCCGGATGAAGCAGTAGCAGAGATCGTAACCTTCTCTAGAGCCGCTGCTAAGGTAGTCTGCACAACACCGCCAACAACACCTAATGAAAGTGTGTTGACGTTTGCGCCAGTGATCTTTGTGGTCATTCAATCACCCCAATCTGATCGGTCGTTAAAGATGCAACGGTTTCTAAAGCAACAACCGTTTCTACGGTTAGCTCCACATTAGGCCACGCACCTTCTACCCAGCTTCTTGTATCGTGCTGCCAATTCCATTGATAGCCTGCTCTGTCTGCTGGCTTTGGTGAGCGTACAACCCACTCATGAGACCACCAAACCACTTCCATACCTTCTGGACATTCTGGCGCATCAGGCACTTGAACCCAGCCCTCTGTACCGTCTGTCTGCGGCTTTGGTATTGATCCTAGTTTGCTGTAGAGCATGTGTTACCTCACTGAACAGGAAATGGCGCAGTAGGCGCTGTGAAGTTGGATGTGTAGCGAGCGTAGCCTTTGGTGATGCGAAGGTCTTGGATGTAACCGTTAAAGTAAGTGGGGTTTAACAGTTCGGCTCCAACAGAAACTTTATTTGAGCTATTAAAGTTTTGGCTTACGGTTTGATTTGTGCCAACTTGAGTTCCATTGACAAAAGCTCGCACCGTGGTTCCACTTCTTGTTAAAGCGAAATGTCTCCATGTATTATCGTTATAAGCAGTTGACCCAAATTGAAGGTCTACATATGTAGATCCGTTGTGGTAACTCAAATATACGCCACCATTATTTGTAAAAGTTCCGAATCTCCAAGTTCCAGACGGAGATGCGCTGGTTAAAGTCCCTACTTGAGGAGCATAATTTGTTCCTTGACTACCAAATCGACACCAATATTCCACAGTAAAATCGCCAGTTAAGAACTGACCAGTTTGCACATCAGGCATTATTAAGTAGTCGCCATTTCCATCAAAAGCCATGCTGCTTGGGGCGAACTGGAACTGTGTCGTACT